CGGCAATCTTTGTAAGTGTGCTGAATTTATGTCCAACTCTACGATCTGTTTTCATATAACCATCTCCTCCTGAGACTGGTCTATAAATACAAATCAGGGCTGCTGGATCATCTGAAGTCCCTGTAATTGTTAGTGAAGAATCAGGAACGTCAATACTGCCATCTCTGACAATACGTTCGATTAAACCTCTAGCTGTACCACCACTAGAGTTCCAAGAAACATAATCTCCAACGCTTAACGCATCGGGTTCTGCTCTTTCGTTTTCAGTAGACATAGTTCGCTCCCTAGCTTTTTTAATTGAATTAGATTTTGATCTGGCCCATGTTTGACCAGCATCGCCACCCCATGCGGCCCATGCTACTCGACCCTTAGAAGGATAACCTTCTTCACTAGGACGGAAGCCTTTGCCTGATTTGTCTGACTCATGTCTAGCAAACCATGCGTTCATTGTAATAACAACATCAGCAGACATTTCGCTTCCACTCAATATTTGTGTTGCTCTTCTTGCTGCATCATCGGTTCCACCAGCTTCACCATCTTTTTTCCATTCCTTATATCTTTTTGCTTCCGTCTTCATCCCAGAAGTAGGAATTAAATTAATTTCCGTACCATTAACATTTGCCATTACTTCTTCCTCCTTTTACGTGTAGTAGGTTTACTTTTTTCCTCAGTTTGAGGTACATCTAATGCAAGCTCTTGTTGAACTGGCTCAAATTTTAAATCTTTATCAAGAGTAATATCTAAGTTCTTTGCAAGCTCTTGTTCTCTAGCTAATTCAGCAGCTATATCGTCATAATCACCACCATTAGTTGCTGCTATGACTTGTGATTTAGTCATATAACCAGCTTGTTCTGCTTCTCTATAGGCCCTCACCTCCTTTAAAGGATCTACATAGTGCTGTGCTGGTGGGGTCCATCTGGGTTTGCAATATCTCATCGGCCTTGAAGAATAATCAGCAAAATCAAGCTGACCACTTAACACAGCCAATGAAATCCACTCTTTAAATACTCGGTAATGAAAATTATCTATTAAATAACGCTGAACAAATCTCCAATGCTCTCTATCTTCGAGCAACGACAACCTTGAACTTGAATAATTAGTCTCACTAAAGTCTTTACTAATCGTTTCAAACGAACATCCAAATCCAGTAGCAAATCTACGAATTTTATTCTTGACGAACATTTCATATTGCTGACTCGGATAATCAATATCTGGAACATGAACAGATTCACCTGGCATTAAATAGTTCCATTGGCCTGGCTGAAAATCTTGAACTCGTTGTCCAGTTTCTACATCATCGCCAATCAACTCTCCATCATTATTCTGCACAAACCCCATTATGCTCGCTGCCGCCCTGGCCCTGATAACTGCGGCTTCTTCGTAGCCCTGCAATTGGTGGGCATCAGCCATAACACTGTGAAACCAAGGCACTCCACGGTTTTGCCCTGGCCTTTCAGGCATAAATAAATGGATTACATCTTTAGCTGGTAAGAAAATATGATCTTTTCCAGCGTTAGTAGGATTTAAATAATAAGCATCACCTGGATGCCTAGTTAAAATTGCATATCTGGTGGGTCTACCCCACTCGTCAACTTCTACACCATTTCTCCATTCATTATTTTTTGAAGTTACTTTGCCGTTATATTCCTCATCTAATAAATCACTTTCAATTAATTGAAGAGCTAATGGAACGCCAGCACTTCCAAACGGCTTACGAACAATTCTAAATATCGCCTCTCCAGATTCAGGCAATGCTCCAGTTGCTAACCATTCAAATTGGTGGAAGCTATGACGACCTGCTGTATCACAATTCTCTGGTCTACACCAATCAGCCCATGCTTCTTCAATTGCTTTATTAGATCGTTGATCTCTTTTATTACCTCTTACTTGCGTAACCAAAGATTGAAACTTCATTCCAGTTCCAACAACATTTATCTGTGTCGTTCTTTTTGCTTGCTTGGCATAGGGATTATTCCTAACCATTTCTCTACTTCTATCTCGTAACTTCCTCAGACTTCCCCTTATCTCAGCGTCAGCACTTAACTGACTACTCATCCAGTTAGCAGTCAAACGATCTGATACCGCACCTTGGTACGCTCTTATTTGTCGTTTTGGTTTAACTATGTCTGAAACAGCAGATTGAGCGAACCCATCTCCTGAAGTCCAGAATCCTTTCCAAGCATTTACAATTCCCATTGATTTTCTCAGTTAAAGCGAACGAACAAATTGCGAGGATTGCCAAGACCATTGGCTATTTTTTCTTTAGTTTCCTCACGAGCTAATTCAGCTTTTAGCTTGGCCTCTAGCTGAAACAATTCTGCTAAATCATATTTTTTAGCACTTCTTGAGCCAATCTTATATTCTTTTACTCCACCACCACTAGCTACTGTCCTTATTGCAGTTTGAACAAGATCTAAATCTTTTTTAATCTGACTTCTACCGTCATAAGCAGCAGCACTACCGCTATAAACAAGAGAAGGTAAAACTTCAAACTGACCACTTAATATTGTTTGTTTTTCTTGTCCAGATTTATCTGCAACTGCTTGAAAATACCAGTCTCCAGCGTCAAAATTAGCTGTTACAGCAGAGGCAACAGTGAATTGCCACCCAGAAAGATAAGCACTACTTGAAGTTATGTGTGCTTCTGAAGCAGTATTTGTCCTTAAGTAATAAGTAACACTCCACTCAGTACTGGTAATAGCGTTACCAAATACGTCCTCTGTTTCTGAATCTCGCCACTGAAGTATGTCTCCAGCACGAACTTTAGAAGGAATAGTCATGTTTAATCACCAATTAGCGACAAAATTACGCTTTTTAGCACCTTTTTGTCTCCCTGATATTAGCGGAGATGCCTCGTTAGGTTTATTATCTGTTTTTTTCTTCTCAAGTTGATCCCAAACTGTTCTTGGATCATAGCTTTGTAAAAATCTTAATAACGCTGCATAACCATACACAGCTTCATCCCATGCTTCATTAGGAGCTTGACTTTTTTTCATCCAAACTCTTTCTTGAAAACCATTTTTATATCTTAAGACCTGTCTTTCAGCTAAATACTCTTCAAAATAATCAGTAGTAATAGTTGGATAAAAATGCAAATATCCTTCACCTTTTTCTGCATGCTTTAAACGATTATTTAACGTATTTTTTATTCGATCTACACCTAAAGGAAATAATTTCACTCCTTTTTTCATTGCTTTCCCAGAAAAACTAATATCTTGTTTTTTTGGCTTACCTAAAGCCGGTGCTGTTTTCATTCCCATACCTTTAATAGCTATGACACCCATTGCATATCTGTCACGAGCGTACGCATAGACATCCTGAGTAAAATGACCGCCAGTATCGACTGCTGTGACAGCGATTTTTAATTCTCGACCATCAACAGTCTTGTATGGTTTTTGCAAAATTTCATCTAACTGTTTCCATATAGAAGGTTGAGAAGGTAAGCCATAAATTTTAATTCGATCTATTAAATATGATTCTTGGCCCCTAGCCCACCCGAAAACGGACATCGACAATCTGTCATCTTGGACATCGCATCCCATTGTGAGTACAACAACATTTTCTGGTGGGACTCCTTGTTTGTAATCTTCTGAAGCTGCTCTTTCCATAAGAGCATCTGCGCCAACTCGTCCTGCATACTCATCCTCCCATGTTTCTCCCAATGTAATATTAATAAAAGTTTTTAGTTGTTCTGGATCATTTTTTACACTTAAAAATTCTTCAACTAAATTAGGCCAAGATGCATTCGGTGAATAAGAATAACCTGCCCAAATATGAAAGCCTACATGCTTTCCATTACCAGGTTGAGTAGAACGCCATTCACCTCTTTCTATCATCCATCTTTTCTTTGAATGATGAATTATATCACCACAATTTTGACATTTATAACCAACAGTTTCTGGGTCATTATCAAACCATTTGAAATTCGGCCATTGTAAATATTGAAAATGATTGCATTTTGGACAAGGCACGTAATACCGCTTTTGGTCTGTCTGGTTAAATAATTTTTCTATACGTGAAAAATCTTTTATAGTAGGCGTACTTCCAGCCACTATTTTTCTATTAACATAGAAATCTGTTCTTTTAATTCCTAATTTAATTTGATCTCCTTCGCTTCCAGCACCTGAGATTGGGTAACCATCTACTTCGTCAAATAAAACTATTCTTCTAGAAACCCTACGAAAGCCACGAGGAGAATTTGCTCCAACTAAAGATAACGAACCACCAGGAAATAATTTTTGTAAAATTGTATTATTACTATCTCTAGTTTTCGCTTCACTAATTAACTTATTTAAAACAGGCGTATCTCTTATCATCGGTGATATTTCTTCTTTAGAGTAAGACTGAGCATCTGCTTCTGTTGGCTGAACCAACATGATGGGACAAGGGTCTTGGTGGATGTGATAACCAACAATATGATTCAGTATTTTTGAATAACCAACCCTTGCTGATTTCATTACTGTTACTTGCTCAATATTAGGATCTGTAATCGCATTCATTATTCCTTCTTGATAAGGAAGAGTATGCCAACGCCCACTTTCAGCAGAAGATTCTGCACTTAAAAAGGCATGTTCATTAGCCCAGTCGCTCAAATTTAATTTCTTTGGTGGTCTAAAAGCTTCAAAAGCTTTTTTTTCTAGTTCAAGAATATTGCTCATGCTGCTTGACTCTCAGCTAAATCTTCTAACGCTTCACGAACAATTTCATCTAAATGATCCATTGCTGTTACATCTAATTCAGGAATACGTTGTTTTGCTTTCGTAGGAAGACCCATTAATTTTGTTCTTGCCATTGTTATAACTTCTATCCATTTCAATCTGACTTCAGCTACTGGAACTAATAAACCTTGCTTTTGCTGACGATCTAGTTCTAATAATTCTGCTTTTAAATGCTCAGTTCTGGCCCTGCTTTCCTCATAGTCAGGAATAGACTCACGAGTCTTCCTTATAGAACTACTTGGCTTTAAAGGAAAAACGTAAGTTGGCTTTTCTTCTTTAAATTTATTACCTAATTTTTTGGCAGTTTTACTCTTCCACTCCTTTTTCATCGTTTTACTATCGATCAAAATCTTCCCATCATCAGTTTGGACTGCCGAAAGTCGTCCTGTTTTTATGGCTGCATACACAGATTGAACGGTTACTCCTAACTCTCTCGCTGCATCAGGTCTGGTGATCAATGCCATAGGATCAAATGTTACCTATTTTTTTACAATAGCGTTTTCAATTTACATTATGCAATACCGCAGTTATAATGGGCGGTTTTTGATTTTTTCCACAAGGAGATAACTGGCTTTCAGAGGAAATTGTAAACAACTTTGAAAAATTGTGCCTACTTGAATTTTGGGGCCTGACATACCT